CCCTACCAACCCCATATTTATCTAATGCATATGTTTTCATACAACTCCATGAACAAAAATTTCCAGTTGTATCGAATTTCTTACGACGATCGTCGTACTTTACAGGTATATTTAGGGGTGTACCCTCAAAAGGGTGACAACACCACCAACACCACATATGTTTAAGGACTATTTTCTCTTTAAGTCGATTTTAACATTGCGAAGACCAAATCGAGGTCTTCTTGTGTTACCCCCTTTTCCTCGACCTTCTTCTCTGTTTCTTCATCTATTTCTACGTTTTCTGGTGTAGGTCCAACACTGGGACCTGGTGATTCGTAATGTTCCTTGAATGCTTTGACGGAGTAAATAATAATAATAATTAATACTATCGCAATTAGTGCATATGTCACTTTGTTCTTTTTGAAATTTAGTTTCATTATGTATTATACACATATTATTTTTTTGACATCCTCATCATGATAACCATTAATACCATACAACACGAACACGAAACAACTGAACCAACTGAACCATATGTTAAATATCTCACATTGTCTTCTTCCCAATCAAACTCCTCGGGAAATTCAGTTATAGGTGTCAATGTTAGAGGCCATTTATTAAATGGTGGTTTTCTTCTTTTTCCCATAGTCAACCATGAATCATCACCGTCGTCCTCATCCCACCAATCTGGTAACTCTGATTCGGTCATACCCATATTACAATCTAAAACAATTGCACTGTTTGATTGATTTTTTATGTCAATATCTTTACCACAAAAATTATAACTTGATTGGCAACTATTCATGGTACCTTCTGGTACGTAAGCTAAATTAGGTCTATTACATACCCGAGGTCTACAGTGCATATTATTCTTTAAAATGTCATACCCATCTTTAAAAAATTCTTTATTGTCTTCAATGTTTTTAACGACATTACACCCTGGAGCATCAGAATTAATTGAACAAACCTTAGTGTGGTTAATTACATTATAACATGAACACCAATTGTCTTTGGGGTATGCTTTACAATATGCAACCGCGGTTTCATCATATTTACTCTTTAATCCCACTCTATTACAAGTTTCTTTCCTAGTTCCCATACGAGATGTTACATCACTAGGTGTTTCCTTTTCCATGCACCACGTAGCTAATTTAGAACCATTACCATCCAATATCTGACACGTTTCACCAGGTCCAATACCCGCCAATATATTATTGTGATCACTACAAAACTCCTGAATAATACCACTGTAATCGAAATAATCCTCACAGTTATTCGAAACTATTTGACCTAGGGCTGCAGACATATATTCTGGGTTTGACTTTAGCTGTTCCATATAGTCATCACCGTAGTCGTCTTTGGCCTGTTGTTCAATAGTTTCACAGGTGCCCATTTAAATATACAAAGATTTTAAGTTATCACCTGAACCGTTTTTTTACTGCACCACCTCCACCTGATGATACTACAAGTAAAAGTATTAACATCATACACACCGACATGATTACACCACCCACACCACCCGCACCAAGTTGTTGTTTTCTATTCGTCTTCAAACCGTCTAAACTTTTTGGGATGTACGCTTTGATTCCAGTTTCTTCTTCTTCACCTCCACCTCCACCTCCACCTCCACCTCCACCTCCACCTCCACCTCCACCAGATGGGGTATCCCCTGACCCAGAACTTGGTGAATTTGTACTCTCAGCTGAACAATCCATACTCTGATCGACTGTGACACTACCACCAATAATATCACCATAAAATTCTACATCTTGTTTACATATAGCTATTGTTTGAGAACAAACATCTGGTTGATTATTCGGTAAAAACTGTCCAGTTCGCGCACATATACCTTGTGCAAAACAAGTTGGTGTAAAAGATTTAACGTCGAATTCGGTAACAGCACTACCAGGATATTTATCAAATCCAGCCTTAACTTCGCTACACCCAGGAATCGTTGATTTTTCCTCTATGCACCTCTTCGTACCATAATGAGATATGTTTCTACATGCACATCTTTCATCGGTTTCATTTCCATCACAGTATAATTGTTCATTGGTTGATCTCAGAGCCCCCGAAATCTTATTCCAACACGTACTACCATTAGTGTGAATCACTGCAGATAGATTTTCCACTTTTGTACAGAATCCCGTAGAACTTACACCTGGTATATCCACACCCATTACAATTTGATCCCAGAGAGTCTTACGAGTCTCACTTTGTTTAGCACCCGCACCGTTGGCACTGTTCATATGTGCCGAACCCGACCAGGCTTTAATATTTGCTGCGGTCGCTTTGGAATCGGGGACTTCACATCTAAATGCCATCGTCGCATCATAAAAGTTTTCAGTTTTACCCGTATAACCTTGTAGATTACCCCCCGAATCACTAGTACCACCTAACCATTTCGACTTACCTAATCCTTTACATGGGTGGTGACCTCCTAGTTCGCTATTATACGCAACCTCATTGTCACGTCCCACGACGTTACCATTCGTGTCTATTTCTATAGCTACACAAAAGTGGTGATAACTACGACCTGATTTTTTCTTTCGTTTTCTTCCAACACGGGTCTCACCTTCACGACCACCACAACTATCTGATCCCTGATATGTCTTGTGCCATGCACCAGAACCAACGTAGTACACCATTATTATTTACTATATATTTTTTTTCGAATGGTATATTAAATGAATGTTATATTGTTGTTGCTAATTTGCCTGACAATTTTTATAATATTTTACATGAAACACAAATATGTAGAAACAGATATTGATACCAGAATATTAGAAAAATCAATTCTTTCTAAAAGTGAATGTGAAGAATTGATTGAGATAGCAAAAAAGTATGATCTTGAAACAAAAAATGATGAAGTGGATGAAAAACCTGAACTTCAAATTGATATCGTAGCAACATCCGGGGTTAACGAAGAATTGTGGGCAAAGTGTAAACCGATTTACCTTAATAAACTAAAACCAATCCTCGAATCAATACCTTGGATACCACCAGACCAAAGAATCAATTATGTATTCCTGAGAAGGTATGAAAAAACTAAGAGAACACATATCCCTATGCACACGGATGATAGCTATTTAACAATGAGTTTTCTACTATCCGACACCAAGGATTTTGAAGGTGGGGAAATATATATTTTTGATTCAAATGGGTCTACTGAAATTGAGAAATGGGATGACAATTTTTATGAGGAAACTTCGAACCGTGAAAATTTTATAACTTCTCACCCAAATCTCCCTATCCTGGATTATCAACAGGGGGATTTAGCTGTGTACACGGGTGGTAAAAATTACCATGGGACATTACCCATAAAAGGTGGTGAACGTTATATACTCACTTTCTTCTTAGACAAAGCAGTCCTTACTTAAGTAAATTTCATAACTGCTTCAATTGTTTTCTTCTTTTTCACTTCTAGCATCTCAGTCCTAGTTCTCATCAGCATACATATTATCACAATTAGAATAGCAAAAATTAATATCATTCTGTTAAGATCCATTAGTTAATTTATACTGACATTTTTTTTCTCAGGTCATTATAAAAAACCATGGGAGGAGGTGGCAGTCAAACTGTGAACCAAACATTCAACATGGACGTTGTGAATAAAAGTCTAATGACTACAATTACAAATAACCAACAGTCTCTTTCCGCTGCTATGAGCAACATACAGAAAATTAAAGTTAGGGTTGGTAACATGGGTCCAGACTGTGATATTAAATTAGGGCAGAAGATTGATGCTACATCACAATCAAGTGCAGTAATGTCACCAACGACAGTAAACGAAGCAAAAACAGTCGTATCAAACGAACTCGTAGCATCTGCTGCCGCTGCGATGGAAAAAACAACCGAGGCGGGGAACCTGCAATTTGGTGATAAACAAAATATGAACCAAGAGGTTAATATGGCAATTGAAAACGTGATTGAAAATACATTCGAAACGAATAACCTGAATGAAGTAATTTCTGAGATGATTAACTTACAAGAAGGTGACTTGGAAATCAAAAACTGTAATGGTAAACTTGATTTTAAACAGGATATCGTTGCCACTTTAATGGCTGAAGCGATTACCGAGTCTCTCACTCAAAACATCGCTGACAGTGAGATCCTCAACAAACTCAAAGCGGCGACAGAGGGTTCCCAGAAAACCGAGAACAAGGGTCTTGCTGACATCGTTGATTCTATTGGTGACGCTTTTGCTGGACCGATAAAATACATAGTCATCGCATGTGTCATATGTGTATGTATACTCGTGATTGGTGCAGCTGTCATGTTCCTGTCCCCAGCGGGTCAGAACATGGGTAGAGAAGGTATGAAGAAGTTCTAAATTAAATAAGTAAAAATACAATCCATTAACTTAAAGAGTTACACAGTCTTTATGTTAATGATTCTAAGTATCGACGTGGGTATAAAGAATTTGGCGATATGCCTTCTCGATGAGGACAAAAATAACCTGGTTGTTGAGTGGGATGTTGATGGTATCCCCCCACAACATAAGGATGGTGTCTACGTTTCCATGAGAGACCACCTAGATGCTCGTCCATGGGTCCTTGGTGCAAAGACCATTCTCATAGAAAAGCAACCCGACCGCAATAAAAAGATGGTTTCTGTCATGCACTTCCTCCATGCCTACTTCATAATCAGGTGTCCCAATGCTGAAACTATTCTTTACGATGCTCGTCACAAGATTCCAGATGTTGCAGGACCTGGTAAGGCACAGTACAATAAGAGGAAGAAGGTTTCCATCGAGAGGTGTGAAGCCTTTATCCGTAGCAACTCTGTAAATTCTCACTGGATTGATACATTTGTAAAATCTAAGAAGAAAGATGACCTCGCAGACACTGTCATGCAAGCACTCTCATTCGTGAATAGGAAGGAGGTATTACCAGCTTCACAAAAGAAGAAGTCTACAAAGTTGGTGGCACGTCGACCAAATGAGAATCAAAAAATGACAAAGTATTCAAAATCAAACTTAGCTTGGATTTATCTAAACAAAGTTGAATGTGAAGTTATTGAAAATAATAAAAGATTTATGAAAGATCTAAAGAGGTATTACAGAGACATCAATGAGTTGATTAAAGATATGAAGTAAAGTATATACAAATGAGTCTCACCATCCGTATGTGTGCCCCCGTCAACAAAACCAACCTGGACAAGGTTATCAAGAGTAACAAGCGTCTCAAATCAGCCTTTCATTCCCAGAAGAGTAAAAGATTGAACCATCGTATAGCCCTCGATGAGCTCGATACATTCATGGAACTTGTGGATGACGCGATGGATGCCATGAATGAGACAAAAGTTGATATTGAAAAGACACAAGCGAAGTTGTACAAACTTTATGATTTTTGCGGAGAGGTTCCAATGGATGATAAATGTAAATATTAAAGAATAGAACGGATAGATATTCATAATGAAGAAAGTATTGGACCATGGATTCGTAGAACTTGTCGACCACATGCCTCAACAAAACCTAGATAAGGCTATTGTTGATGGCGCTCGTGTGAGTTATCAGACGGGTACTACAACCACTAGAGGAGATAGAGGTCTTATCCGGTATCTTGTTCGAAACTGGCACACTTCACCACTCGAACTTGTGGTGTTCAAGTTTCGTATCAAGGCACCCCTATACATTGCTCGTCAGTGGCTTCGACACCGAACCGCATCTGTGAATGAGATGTCCGCCAGGTATTCTATCGTTGATGAAGAGTATTATGAACCAGAAGTATTGCGTAAGCAATCTGAAATAAATCACCAAGGATCAGAAGGTGTAGTGGAAGTTGACGAAACACTCACAAAAGTCATATCCACGCAATATAAGAACGCCTTCAAATTGTATCAACATCTTTTAGATACGGGTGTATGTAGGGAACAAGCTCGAGGTGTCTTACCACAATCAACCTACACCTCTTTCGTGTGGAAGATGGACCTCCACAATCTCATGCATTTCTTACAATTGAGAATGGACCATCACGCTCAAAAGGAAATTCGAGACTATGCCACGGCTATATATGAACTTGTCCAACCCCTGGTACCCCACTCTATGGAGGCATTCATGGACTTTCGTGTAAATTCTATGCAGTTGACTGGTCCTGAAATTGAAGCTATAAACTCTGGGAAAGAAATTGAATCTCCAGGTGAAAGAAGAGAGTTT